ATGTCTGGTCCGACTGCGCTGGGTTCTTACCTCGCTCAGGTACGTCTGCTGCCTGCTGAGCTGGTGGAGCGGGAGTGCGGCCTGATCCAGATCGGGCGTCAGCACGCTCTGGCGTTCGACCAGGGCCACCAGCCGAGCGGTTGTGCACTGCAGCGGGTACTAGCGGAGTTGCGCAAGCTGGCGCAGGAGAAAGAACGGGTCGCGCTGGGGCGACCGAAGAGTAACGACCTGGACCGGATTAGAGCTAAGCGTGAGAAGCGGTTGAGCAGTGGATAACTTCAGTAGACGTATGGATTTGTTCTATCGACAGTCATGATTTCTGTTTGATCATCGATAACCCAGTCCATACCCCAGTCAGTTTCAAGCCAGATCTTGCCATCATGTTCGTGAAAGCCAACAACAACGCCTTCACCGCCGAATTTATACCCTGGAAACCAGTCTTCGTTAAGAACTCCTATGGGGCACCATATAAGAAATTCCTCAGCAGTGAGTGGACGTTCGGTACGAACCATTGAACCGCACCACTTAGCTCTGAGATCATCGATATTCATGTTTAGACACTACCACAAACTGCACTGTCAAGCAAGGGAGCTAGATGGCTGCTCCTAAGCTGGTCGGCAGTCAGGTGCCGCGGATCGAGTCGGTGCCGCCGTGGGTCACCAGCTCCGGTGCTGATGCGATCGAGCTGGCTGCGTTGACCGACAAGCCGATGGATCCGTCCCAGAAGCGGATCTTGTGGGGAGCACTAGGGCACACGGAGGACGGCGAGTGGTCAGCACCTGAGGTCGGCTTGGTTGTGCCTAGACAAAACATCAAGACAGTGACCATGCAAGTGGCTGCACTGCATGCGATGTTCTTGATGAAGTCGCGAGTGATCTACACCAGTCATATCATGACGACAACGCAGAAGATCCATGCAGAAACCGTCCGAATGATAGAGAGCGCACCAGATCTTGATCGTGAAGTGAAACGAGTTAATCAGTCTACCAATGACTACTCTATTACGCTGAAATCCGGTGCGAGACTTGATTTCGTCGCTCGAACCCCGACGAGTGCCCGTGGCTGGTCGGGATATGATGTGATCCTTATGGATGAGGCGTTCGCGTTGGCAGCGGCTCAGATAGGTGCGTTAATGCCGATTCTATTCGCTCGGCAGAACTGGCAGATATGGTATATCTCCAGTGCTGGCCAGAAAGATTCTGACGCACTACGCAGGGTGCGCAACCGTGGGATAGCAAAAGATCCTGGGCTGGCCTACTACGAGTGGTCGGTACCGAGTGAGGTCTACCAGGCAGCACCTGAGTATGTCGCCAATATGCCGGCAGCTTTAGCACAGTCTAATCCTGCTGTTGGAATACGTATCAAGATTAAGACACTGCAGATAGCACAACGATCAATGCCAGAAGATCAGTTTGCCAGAGAAGTCTTAGGTGTCTGGGATGATCCGCTGGGCGCTCCGATCATTGATCTTAATCTATGGTCATTGTTGGCTGACCCGCTGTCGGTGATCACTAGCCCGATGGTGTTCTCGATCGAAGTAGACGAAGACCTGTCGCACGGCTGCATCGCGGTCAGCGGCTACCGGTCTGACGGTATCCCGCACGTCGAGGTTACTAGCTGGGACGATGTGCTGGATCATCGCCAGGGTGTGACGTGGCTGGTAGAACGCGCTGTAGAGCTGCAGGAGCAGTGGTCGCCGGCAGCCTGGGTACTTGACCCAGCGGGACCGGCAGGAGCGCTGCTGGAAGATCTGCGAGCTGCGGGCATCGAACCTGAGCTAGTTGGGGTGCGCGAGTTAGGTCAGGCGTGCGGTGCGCTGCACAAGGCGACGACTGCGATAGACGAGTTGCGCCACCTCAACCAGCCTTGTGTAGCGGAAGCAATCCGAATCGCACAGAAACGAGACATCGGTGATGGCCTGTGGAGTTTCAGTCGCCGACGTAGTGAGGACAGCGTATCGCCGGTACTCGCTATTGCACTGGCGTTGCATGGGTTAGCGGTGTACGGAGCGCGAGCTTACGATGTGCTGGAGTCAATGTGCTGATTGCTCAAATTTTGGTTAAATTGACGTGCGATTTCGATTTGGGTGAGGACAAGTTTCATGATGGCCACTGAAAAATAGTTAAACGAATAGGCAGTGCGGGGTAATTACAAGTGCATTTTGGATCTTTATCGAAATCTGACTTAGTCATGAGAAAACTCCTGATCGTGAGTATAGCGGGACTGGCTTGGTGGGGTTTGGCTACGCTAGCCTATGAGCTGATGGGTCGGACGACACCGCAGTGTCCTGACGGATAGCTAACTTGACAAGGGTTTCTTGATATTCCATAATTTGTCTTGTGTGATATTGAATCAGCACGCATGACCAAGCAGTGAGAGTTAGCATTAAGAATGTAGCTAGAGCCCCGATAAGTAGTGCTGATGCAAGTATGGTTAGTCTCCTGCTCTGTGCGGCTGATACATGAGATCGTGATCTTGGCGCTGGAGGTGCTGGGCATCCTGTTGGTAGCGGGTGGGCTGGGCTTCCTGGCGGCTGTCTGGATCGGCTGGGCTGGGCTGGCGGTGACCGGCGTCGTGCTGCTGGGCGCTGCTGCGCTCGTCGCCCGACGCCAGCGCGAGATGTCACCGCCCCCTGTTGCAAAGAAGATCTTATGATCTACTTTCAGTGTAGATAGGTAGTTTATTAGCTTTACGAACAACGGACTGCGTAGTTACTAGCTTCGCAGCTTGCCCAAGCAATGATTCTTGGTATTTATCATTACGTAGTTCATTGAGTACTTCATCACACCACTCAAAATCAACACTGAGACGTAATTTTTCACGTGCTTTGCACCGAATATGTGCCACAATGATGTCGTACATTTCTTCGCGTTTCATAGTTCAGATACTATCACAGACTGTACTGCCAGAGCAAGGGAGACTGCATGCCGTGCTCCGAAGACCAGACTGCACTGTGCGCTAGCTGCACAGACGTAGAGCAGCTGGAGATGTAGTTGGACCGGTTGCGGGTGCTGTCGGTAGCGCTGTCCTGGCCGTTGGTGTTCGAGTTGAGCAGGAGCCTTTGATGAGTGACTCGTCTCCGTTAGCTCACTGGGTTGGTGACCCACATTGTCACCCGGCACAGTGGACTGGCCGCGTATGCCATGATCATGATGAGTTTAGTTATCATTGCCACGATCTAACAGCTCCCCCAGGATTTGAGTCTGGTCAGATGTATTGGTCTGTGCGTTCTGGTGGTGAAGACGGCGGATGAGCTTGCTCTTCAGGACAGCCAACATCGAAGGTCCCTATTTCGGGGAGTACCCCGGTGCGCTGGCTGCTGAAATAATCCCGCACCGCATGAGCATGCAACTCGCACCGGGTCATATGATCAACAACGACTCGGCACTACGTCACTCTGCTGTGTGGGCGTGCCTGCGACTGCGGGCTAACCTGATCTCGACGTTCCCGATCGACTGCTATCGCAAGGGTCAGTACGGCATTGCCGACGTTGAGGTGAGCAAGCCACCGATCCTGATCAGTCCAGGTGGTGAATGTGTTGACTATATGGAGTGGATGTATTCAACTCAGTTCGACTTAGACAGAGCAGGCAATAGCATTGGTCTGATTACCGAACGTAACGGCTTCGGTTTACCAGCTGTGATTCAGCTGGTGCCGCTCGCCTGGGTGTCGGTGAACATCGTGGACAATGTGTTAGTTGAGTATTTCATTCGTGGCCATCCTTACCCACCGCGGCAGATTTGGCATGAGAAGCAGTACACAGTCGCAGGATTTCACCTTGGGTTGTCTCCGATTATGTACGCTGCCTGGAGTATCGGTGAGCATCTGAGTATTCAGGACTTCGCTATCTCATGGTTCACTAACGGTGGTATCCCGCGTGGGCACCTGCAGAACACCATGCTCCCTACTCCGACTCGTGACCAGATGCGAGATGTCAAAGCATTGGTTAAAGAATCGGTAGCGTCTGGTGATGTGCTGGTCACCGGCAAGGACTGGGAATACAACATGGTCCAAGCTGAGCAGACGGGAATGGAATGGATCGAGGCGCGTAAGTTAGGGCCTACAGATATAGCACGGTTTTTCGACTGCCCTAGTGACCTTATCGACTCGGCTATCTCTGGCTCAGCAGTGACCTATGCAAATGTAACACAGCGGAACCTGCAGTTCTTGACGATGAGTCTAGGTCCAACGATAAACCGTCGTGAGAACAGCCTTAACAAGCTGCTGCCTAATCGTCAGTTCTGCAAACTCAACACCAAAGCATTGCTTCGCATGGATCCGCTGACGCAAGCACAGATCATCAACCTTCAGGTGGCTGGCCGTGTGCTGACGCCGTCGGAAGCTCGCTTGCTCGATGATCGGCCGCCATTAACCGCAGCGGATAGAGCTGAGTTCGACCAATTGTGGCCTCCGCGTCCGCAGCCTGGACCGGCAACACCGTCACCTACTGCTCCAGTACCTGCGGAGAGTGATGCTTAGTGAAGCTAATTCCGTCACATGGCGTGCATGTGATTAAGACAAGAGGGCTTCTTGAAAATTACTTACCACCGTCAGCATCATTACATATTGCCAACGCAAGGGAGATCTCTCGTGACTGTCAACCGCGCACGCACCGGCACGTTTCGCCCGGGTGCTGCGACACCGCCAGCTACTCAGCAGAACGTGACACCGATCAGCCAGCGCCAGGCCAGCAGTTTCCGCGTAGGTGAGCTGGCGCGAGCTGCGACCTTGGATCGAGCTGACACTAAGAGCAACACCGGTAAGCCGAAGGAAACCGGTAAGAAGGATGATGCTTCTTTGTTCGCTGACGATAAAGAGAAGATCTCGGTAAAGAAAGATGCCGCTACCGAAGACGAGAAAGACAAGGACAAGAAGGACGCTGACGAAGCAGTAGGCATTCAGAAGTCCGCTGGTGATGCCGATGATTTCGAGCCGCTGCATGGTGATCTGACGATTGATGACGATGACTCGAACGCTAATTCGACGACACCAGCTCCTAATGACACTGGAGTGCCGAATACGCCTAGTGGTGTGAAGGCTCCGAGCAACGCTTAATGTGAACATTAAGTGCCGCATCAACAGCTAGTTGAATTGCTTTTTCAGTGTTTATAGGCTGCATACTTTTGATGTCGGCTAGGGCGCTATCTCGGTATGCGTCCATAGCAGCGGTGTAGCAATCGTGAGTTATGTGTAAATTGCGTGTTTTAGCCATAGCTAGATACTACCACAGACTGTACTGCCAGAGCAAGGGAGACCGCGTGATCGATCTAGAGGTGACGCGGGCCGGTGCCGCACGTATGCGCCGGGAGGCGATCGAGAACACTGACGTGCCAGGGCTGAAGCTGGCACGCTCAGCACAGCCACTCGATGTTGGCACCTCTCGCACGCTGGCGTTTCCCGCACAGCTGACAGCCGGCCTGCACCGCCGTGGCTGCTCTGATACCACGTGCGAGTGTGCCAGAGCACCACAGGATGACGGTGACAGTCTCTGGCACCGGCTATCTGGGGTGGCTTCTGTTGTGGAGACGCCGTATGAGATGTGGGATATGTTCGGCCCATATACCGAGAAAGTCAGTGGGCGAGCATTCGATGCATCATTGTCCCGACAACCTGATGTAGCGTTTTTGGTTAACCACAAGGGCCTGACTATGGCGCGTACTACTAACGCCACATTGAAACTCAGTTCTAGTGACGATGGCCTGGCTACCGAAGCATGGCTCAATCCGCTGCGCACTGACGTCTCGGATCTCATGGTGGCGATCAAAGACGGTTGTGTCGACCAGATGAGTTTCGCCGCTATGCTGCAGGAAGGTGAGTGGGATGATGAGTACACGACCTTCACCATGCTGGAACTCGACTTGCACTGCGGAGACGTATCAGCGGTTAATTACGGAGCTAACCCGCACACTAGCATTTCAGCAAGAGCGCATCGACTCCTTAACGAAGTTGACCGGCTCCCCTCCGGTGCCGCTAGAGCAGCATTAACTCAGCTACAGGCTCGATTTGATAAGCCTGAAGAGAAACGAGCTAACGGTCGGTCGATAAGTTTGATTCGCAGCGCATTACTCGCTGACGAAGGTTAATTAACTGCAGGTTTATGGTAAATGTAGTTAGATCCTTTTGTTTCTTTAATGGCGTCAGCTATTGCTAATAATGCTGAAACTATTGCTGTTTCATTGTGATCTAACGTACCTCTATTAAGCGCGGACATTGCATAGTCATAGTTACTTGGTTCATTTGTCATGTAGTGATTATAGACCCCCGCCTCTGGCGGTCAATGAGTGGAAGGATGGACCGCTATGCCGAGTACTACCATCGGGGATCTGGAAGCAGGTACCGAGTTTGAGAAGGAAGCCGCTGAGAAGCGCCGCACTAAAATGCGTATGGAGATTCTAGCAATCATCAACCAAGCACGTCAGGAGGGGCGATCTAACCTCACTCCTGAAGAGGACAATCGTGTTGCCGAGCTAGAAGTCGCGGGTACGCAAGTACAGCATGACATTGAGGGTATCAACAATAAGCTAGCAAAGATTCTTCGGTTGAAGTCCGAAGAGATGAGCGACCAGAAGACAGCGCGGGAGATCACCCCAACTGGCACGCGTAAACCTGCTTACGATGAGGTGACGCGGGTAGGTCGTGAAGAGCGTACCTATCACAAGGGCAACGACCGCAAGGGTGCGGCTTTCTGTCAGGATGTGATTCGTCAGCACCTCTTCGGTGATGTGGGAGCCAGCACACGACTTGCCAAGCATATGCACGAAGAGCAGATCGAGCGTGGTCAGTACCTAGAGCGAGCAGTAGGTACAGGAGCTTTCACTGGCCTCACGGTGCCTCAGTACCTCACCGATATGTATGCACCAGCTGTGGCAGCTTTACGACCATTTGCGGACGTTTGTAATCATCACGACCTGCCTGCTAGTGGTATGACGGTCAACATCTCGCAGATCACAACACCGGCATCAGTAGCTGCGCAAGCAACAGAAAACGCGTCAGTCTCCGAAACCAACATGGACGACACGCTGTTGACGGAGAATATCCAGACTGCGGCCGGACAACAGACCATCTCTCGGCAGGCTGCGGAACGTGGCACCGGCATCGAAGAAATCGTGATGGACGATCTTTTCCGTCGTTACGCCACCAACCTGGACTCAACACTGATCAACCAGGCGACGACTGGGCTGTCTGCGGTGGCTGCAGCAATCACCTACACCGACGCCAACCCGTCCGGTGTCGAGGTGTGGCCGAAGTTCCTTGCCGGCGCTGCCGCTACTGAGGCTGCACTGCTGGGCTTCGCACAGCCTGACGTAGTGCTGATGCACTCCCGGCGCTGGTACTGGCTGCAGAGCCAGCTGTCTTCTCAGTGGCCCTTGTTTGGTCAGCCGAACATCGCTGACAACCGCGGCGGCGAGAATTACGCCACCTCCTATGGTCGTGGCGCGAGAGGCATTCTGCCGAACGGCATGGTTGCGGTAGTGGACAACAACATAGCCACAAACTTGGGCGCGGGCACCAACCAGGACGAAGCGTATGTAGTCGCTACTGACGAGTGTCACCTCTGGGAAGATCCCGCAGCGCCCGTTTTCTTGCGTTGTGAGCAGCCCGCGGCTGCTAACCTTGGCATCCTATTAGTCCTGTATGGGTACTTTGCTTACAGCATGAGGCGATATGCAAATGCTATGTCCAAGATCAGTGGAACTGGGTTGATCACGCCTGCGTTCTGACTCTCTGTAGTCAACATGCTATCTATAACGATGTTTTGTGCACACTGCGTGAGATTTGATGTTGTTGAGATTGATATAGGTATTCAGCACTTGATTACGGATACTCTGGTACACTAAGCAGAATAAGGCCCCGGCGGTGTGTCAGCACCCCGAGGCGTGACCGACCAGTAAGGGGTCGATGTGTCTCAGAGTACTGAACCATGCGCGCGTTGTCATGCGGCGCTTAGAGTGAATGAGTCCTATTGCGCTAATTGTCGTTTGTTTAATAATCGTGAGTATGTCGCGCGTCATCGTAAACAACGATCAGATAAACCATGCGCGAGATGTCATGTCGCACCTCGTAATAGCCCTGCGCCATCGTATTGCATAGATTGCTATCGTGCGATGACTAAAGCTGCTAATGATGCATACAGGGCAAAAACACGCCCGACTCGTAAAACCTGCGCACAATGTAATGGTTCGATGACAGGTAATCATCACTCTTACTGTGTGGCGTGTTGTCGATTGCAACGCACAGAATGGTTAGACCGTAATAAGAAAACGACAGAGCCATGTGCTAGATGTAAAGAAGCGCCTAGATTAGAGCATATGTCGTATTGTCGTCCGTGCCATAGGGCGTTGGCTAAAGAGTCTCGAGAACGTACGGGTGGTAAAAAGCCGTTACTGAATTGTTCTCGCTGTGGTAAGAAGAGAGACGGTCGGCATCCGACGTACTGTAATGAATGCAATATTCAGTACAAGTTAGACCGCATGCAAGGGCCTTGCTCAAGATGTGGTGAACTGCGTGCTGAAGATGATAGAGTCAATGCCGCATATTGCCGTGATTGTTGTCGTGCGGTGAACATACTGCGTCAGTATGGGATTACGATTCCGCAGTATGATCAGATGTTAGCTGATCAGGATGGGTGTTGCGCAATCTGCCGTACCGAAGCTAATGGGCGCATGTGGCATATTGATCATTGCCATGATACGGGCAAAGTTCGTGGGATTCTCTGTGATATCTGCAATAGAGGTATCGGGAATCTTAAAGATGATCCGAAGTTACTACGGCAGGCGGCTGAGTATTTGGAAGCTGCGCGAGAGTAGGTAGCGTGGCGTACGTAAAAGCTGGCAACTCGTACTGGCATGATGCACAGATAACCAACATGGAAATACAGACTAATGGTGACATCTGGGTATATTATAGCGGTAGAGATCACTTTGTCGCTCATTTAGGGGCTAATGCTGCTGCGGCAGCGTCTGCACTAGCAACATTGTTAGCCAGTAATCCTATTGATTTCACTTCGACACTCGTCTAAGGAGATCTGTGTCAGAGCCTGATGAGGCACCAAGGCTGCAGACGGTTCCTGATATTCAGGCTGCAGTTGAGCGAGCGAAAACTCCGACAGATCGTCGGCGTATCTATGAGCGGGCAGCTTATCTTGGGCTGCTCAGCAAGCTGCCGAAGCAGTGGAACGCTGACGGCACTGTAGAGGAGAGCAGGTAATGGCACTAAGACCATTATTGGTAGATACTGCGATACCGGTAGCCACCTTGCGAGCTGCTGGCACGTACTCGTCGGGGCCGATCGCTAACCCTGGTGCGACCAGCAACGTCGGCTTGTGGGTGTTCGCCTCCGCGGTAGGTGGCACCACGCAGACGCTGGACGTTGTGATCCAGACCAGTCCGGACGGCTCGACCTGGACGTCACTGACTAGCTCGGCTATTACGCAGATGACTGCGATAGGCAGCGCTCAGAGCAACGCCTACGTACCGGCTGAGTACATTCAGGTGTTGGCTACTGTGGGTGGCACCGGCAGTCCGACCGTTACTTTCCGTGTCGAGGTATTGGTGGTGCCTGGTGGCTGATCAAGGTATTGCTAAAGGTGAGCCAGATCCTGAAGGCCCTGAGAAGTATGTCTTGCCAGAGCCAGAGACCGCGGGTTCGGCTCCGATCACTGACATCCCTGATCTAGAGAACGTTGATCTAGAAGCAGCGAAAGAAGACACCTTGGACCAGCAAGGTAACCCTGACCCTGGCATCGTCAAGGCGCAGGAGATGGGTGTGCAGTACCAGCGTGCCGGCCAGATCCGCCAGGCCATGCAGGAGCACCGCAACGCCACGCGCCACGGCAATGACGAGCGGGTGAAGGCCGCTAAGAAAAATCTTGCCGCACTCGGTTACGAGGGCGACCCTGAGGTAGACGACGAGACCACTGAGGACGACGGCAAGACACCCCGTGGCAGGCAGACTCGGGAGAGCAAGACAGTCAAGACTGACGCACCGGGGTACAGTCCTAGCGTTACTCGGTACTCGACGTCAACACCTGCAGCCTCACCATCGAAATCAGACGTGTCTAAGCGCTGATGGCTCAAGTTCAGTGGGTGACGCTGGAAGCACTGAAGAATGATCAAACGCTGGACAACGCGCTGACCCCGCATGATGACGAAGCATTGCAGCGGACACTGGACTCAGCGATGGTCTGGGTCCAGGCACACCGGCCAGACTTGGACTACCACGGGGGCTGGACGGTGCCACTGGATGTGCAGCTTGGCACTATCCGGCTCGCTGCCCGATGGTTCGTACGTCGGATCTCACCGGATGGTCTGGTGGGATTAGGAGACGTTGGCAGCGGCATGGTGATGCGTGTTGATCCTGACATCTACATGCAGCTAGGGATTATGGGCGGTTTAGCTTAGAGTTCGTTACTGATGCCTAATGCATTATTAAGTGCGCCTTGTGCAAACTCACGTTCTCGATCTGCTTTACGATCAAGTAAAGCTGCTTTAGCTTTGTCACGAGGACTGGAAGATGTGTTAAGTCGACTGGCTTCCGCTCGCCAGTTTCGTTCATTACGTGAGTATTCGGCCGCTTGATCAAGGTAGTTAGTCACATGTTGAATGCTACCACAACCTGCACTGCCAGTCTAGTGGGAGGTGTTAGGTGACTGTTGCACTGACACCGATCGCTGACGCTACTCAACGACTCGCTGCTGCGTTGATCATTATCCCTGGCATCAGGATCAGCACCAACATCGCTACCCCGATCAGCCCGCCAGCAGTGGTGATCGGACCCCCGCGGTTGGGCTACGTCGGTGAGGCCAGTGTGGGTGGCCAGCCACTCACAGTGCAGTGGAGTTTATATCTGGTGACTGGCGTGTCGCAGTACGCACTTGATCAGCTGCTGACTTTGGTAGGGGCGGTAGCCGAGTCTGTGGAGCGCTACACGCCGGGGGTTGTGCTGTCGTCAGCGCCGGGTACGTATCCGAGCCCCAGTGGTGCGCTGCCGTGCTACGTCACCGTATGCCAAATGGAGATTGCTGCTAGATGACACAGTGCAGTTTGAGGCAGTCTGTGGTAAGATTATAGTATGACTAAACCTATAAAGACGCTTTGCTCTGTTGCTGATTGTGTAAATATTCAGACTAGTTTAGGTAAATGTAAAAAGCATTATCTAATTTGGTGGAGGAAGCAAAATCCTGAGAAATACGCTGCTGCTCGAAAGAGAGCAATAGACCGTGTTAAAGTTGGGGATGGTCGCCAAATAATTAGAATGAGATGCCCTCGTTGTGACACTATCAAGCTAGCAGATAATTTTCGCAAATGTTCAAGTAAATTAACTGGGCTGTCATCATATTGTATTCCTTGTGAGAAATCTTATTATAACGCTTATCGTAAAAAACGGAGAGCCGCACAAACCTCTGAAGAGCGTTATATAGATAGCCGCAAATCGTCACTGAAGACGATGCATGATTTAACAGTTGAACAGTATGACTTAATGTTATCTTCTCAGAATGAAAAATGTGCAATCTGTGGATCAAAAGATAGTGGTCGAAAAGGTCGTACTGCGTTTAAAATGTATGTAGACCATTGTCATGAGACAGGCCGCATTAGGGGATTATTGTGTTCTTCGTGCAATCTTGGGCTTGGGAAGTTCAAAGATGACCCTGATCGTCTAATGGTTGCTGCAGCATATCTGTTACAGCACTCTACAGGGGAGGCTAAAGCCTCCGATTAAGGAGGCGTAATGACTGCGCCCATCTATTATGGCGGTCCTTTGACTGCCCCTAGTGGTCAGCTAGTTCATACTCGCAGGCTTAAAATAGTCGTATTCACTCTTAACGGAGTGGATCAGTCGATGCAATTAAATAACTGGTCGATATTGAACAACACGGTAGACGGAACTAAGACCTGGAGTTACGGAGGGAACCTTAGCGAATTCAGGACTGAAACTGACAACGATTATGCTTTGCAGGTGAAGTTCTTTGCTGATTGGCGAGCCGGCGGGATCTCCGATTATCTGTGGAACAACAGCCGTGCTTATGCCGGTTTCATTCTCGATCACATGCCTGATGTCGTCGGTGAGCATGTTCGATGGTCGGGAACTTGTGTGATCAAGGCACCAACTGTGGGTGGCGACCTGCGAACGATTGAGGAGACGTCAATTACAATGCTCATTCTTGGCGTGCCAACATTTACTAGGGTTGGCTAGTGTGCTAAATGATCGTGATCCATGCCATCTTGCTTAGCTTCATTTGTATTTCGATAAGGGCCAGCCCAGATACGGCATCCTTGGCGAGGGCAGCGTCGGTAAGTTCCTTCGTCTGTCATCCCTAGTTCAGTAGCTTGACTACGCCACCAAGGCATGTAAGTCATTCGAGGCGCACGGCCACGACCGAAACGTACTTCAGATGTTTGTTGATCGGGAGTCCATCTCGCTTCATCACTCATGACCTCAGACTATCACATGCTGCACTGTCAACACAAGGGAGGTGTCTGTGGCACTCTCCACAGTGATCAGCCTGTCGGTAGCGGCAACGATCGCTAACACCCCGGCGCTAGGGACGTCCAGTGCCAACCTACAGCGGTCCTACGGTGCGTCGCTGATCAGTGGCACCGTCGCTGGCGCAGCCGACACCGCGTGGTGGTCGTCTCGGACACTGACTGCCAGTGCAACGGAGAACATCGATTTTGCCGGCGCGCTTGCCGACCCTAGCTCAGGTGCGACGTTGACTTTCGCCAGGATCAAGGCTCTGATTATCTCAGCGCTGGCAGCTAACACTAACAACGTGGTGGTAGGCGGCGGCACTACGACGTTCACCGGCCTGTTCGGTGCGACGACGCACACTACGATCCTGCGGCCAGGTGCTACCGCGATGTGGGTTGCTGGCCCTGCTGATGCTACGGCGTATCCGGTGACGGCTAGCTCGACTGACCTGCTGCAGATCGCTAACTCAGCTGCGGGCACGTCCGTGTCCTATGAAATCACAGTGATAGGAACATCAGTGTAATGCAGTCATTCCTGATTACTCCTGATGGTGGTAAGCCGTTCATGCTGACAGCACGCGCGCGTGATGTCAAGAAATGGGAGAAGCGTAGCCAACGCAATACGTTGCGGAATATGGCAGAGAACCCGTCGATGGATTTCTGCTATTCCTTGGCTTATCTAGCACTCAAAGAGCAAGGTGAGCACGAAGTCCCTTCATTTGATGAGTTTGTGGATAACTACGATGTTCTACCTCAGCCTGATGAGGTATCTGGGCCGCTAAGTTATGACGAATTGTTGTTGGTTGTCGAAAGAGTGACAGAAGCTGAAGGCAGCTCAACAGATATCGCAGATGCTGTGATGTCCATGCTAGAGGATATACATAATAAATCTATGGATCCTACGAAGCCGGGTCGGTGACTCGGCTTACTATAGAGCTTGCAGTTGCTACTGGGATTTCTCCCGATATTTGGGCGGATCAAGGTTGGCGAGGCATTAAGACCGCTATTGAGATACTGAACAAACAGAGTGAGAAAGAAGATCCAGAAGGTCGGCAGATGAGCGGGTAGGAGCTGCTGTGAGCGACCCTATTGGTGACGCGGATGGCGGCGATGCTTTCGGAGGGTCGCAAGCTGCGTCAGATAGTCAGGCATACCAGTTCGACTCACCTGATCCTGGTGATGCGGGACTGAACACAGGCGTTGCCGGCGCTACGGTAGGACCAGAGCAGCCGATCGAAGGCGCTAACACCTACTCTGATGCATACAGCACTAACTTCGATCCTAATAGTTTGTCAGGCATGTTCGGTGCTAATAATTCGCTACCCGGAGACATGCTTAACAACATGAAGTCAGCGATATCGGATAATGCGCCGCCCGATAGTGATGTAGGATCGACTGTGCCGCCGATACCTCCGTCAGACTCTAGCGGACCTTTCGGTGCCAGCTCATCGTCATCCAGTGGTTTTCCGGCTTCTTTTACGCCATGGACTCAAAGTACATCAATGGCTATGAGTGGGTCACCACCGTCTGATGATCCCGCACAGATGGCTACTCAGCAAGCGATGGATAAGTCGCTATCTGGCTGGGGCAGTAGAGATAACAGCGGTGATACCGGCGATGCTCTGACCAAACCGTCGGATTTTCCGACGCAGCAAGAAGCTGACTACGGATCTGGATTCAATGATTCAGTGTGGTCAGACCTAGGGCCGGGAATCAGCACGGTAGGTCAGGATGAAGCTGCGGGTGACACTGAGGGAAACTGGAGCAACTTGGGTGGCTGGACAACAGTCGCGCAAGATAATGCTAGCGGCATCAACACACCTGGACCTGGTTTCAATTCGCTAGGTGGCTCCGAGGGCGGTAGTTGGGCAGGTAACACTGCTTACATGCCTACGTTAGGTCCCGAGTCTCGTGGCTATGACGAAGCAGCGGGATCGAACTTGGTACAGCCAGGAGATCTGTACAGCTCAAATCCATCGTGGATGGCTAAAGTTTACTCAGGATAAAAGGAGGCGCAGTAAGTGACTGCTGCCTCCGCTAGTGGCGCAATGGCCACTCAACGAACTGTCTTCATCAATTTTAAGGGATCTGTTAGCAACCTTATTGCGTCTACTAAACAAGCGACTGCTGTTCTCGGTAAAATGGGTGACGCTGTTGTTAATGTTGGCAAGATGTTCGGAGCTGCGTTAACTGGCAATATCAAGCCGTTGGTTAATGGCGTGTTCAATGCGTTGGGCAAGATAGCTAAGATATTCCTTATTATTCCTGGTTTCTTGATTGCGTTAGTAAACCCGATCAACATCGCTCAGATGGCGATGGCGAATTTCTCGACAGCTATCAGTGCGGCATCACCAGCAGAGTTTGTAGCGGCAACTCGTAACATGGCACCGGCTATGAAAGATGCCGTTATGTCGGTGCGGCTGCTAGAACCACAGCTCAAGAATCTGTATGGCATTATTCAGCAAGGTTTCTGGGCTGGTTTCTCTGGTGATGTCACTCAGCTAGCACAAGTATATTTCCCGATTCTTGGTACTGGTTTGGGTGGTATCGCTACTTCACTAGGTGATCTGCGTGAGAAGCTGGTTCAGTTCTTGCTGCAGCCTCAGGTGATAGCCGCGATTCAGAACTGGATGACTGCGTTCAGCGGTATGGGTGATAAAATCCTGCCGATTATCGAGTCCATGCTACCGACCATGATCTCACTGTTCACCAGTTTTGCTAATATCCTGATCAGCCTACTGCCACTGCTGCAGGTGTTGATGGGCTGGCTAGGCGACATTATGAACTTCATAGCCCCGATCCTGTCAGGGCTGAGTGGCATCACCAGCAGCGCAGGTGCGATCGGCGGTGTAGCGGGAGCCGCTGGTGGCGGCACGACCAGCACCAGTAGCGGTGGCGGCATTGGAGGATTCTTCAGTGGCATTCTCCACGGCATCGGATCGTTTTTCTCATCGATCTTCGGTGGTGGCAAAGCTATGGGCGGTTCCGTGATGGGTGGCAAGAGCTACCTCGTAGGCGAGCACGGTCCCGAGATCCTGCGCATGGGCGGCAGTGGCTTCATTACGCCTAACTCAGCTATGGGGGGCACACACTTCCATCAGGTCACAGTGAAGATCGGGGAGACGGAGCTAAGGGATATGGTCACTAACCAGATCAGCATGATGACTCAAGGTGTTGCGGTAGCTGCTCGCATGGGCCGCGGGTCCATCGTCTGATGCCGCAACACCGCCGCGCTCGCCGGCATCAGCATTGCTGTGGTGCGGTGTGCCACGAGCTACACCAGCCAGTCGACCAGCGTGAGCATGATCCGGCTAGCTGTGTTGCTTTGAGGTGATTTGCTCTAGCTCATCAGCGCGTAAGCGTAGATAGCCTGCGTTTGTTTCTCCTTTAGCAATAAGGCGACGTAGCTCAGCAGCTACAATCAAAGGTGCAGCAAGACTGATTGAATCATCGGAGTTCTCAGCTTGTGCACCAGCGTTGAAAGCAGCTTCAGGAATCTCAAGTTCGATCATAGACCAGACACTACCACAGACTGCACTGTGAAGCTAGCTGTTACTCCGCACGGGTGAACTAGAGGACTGGAGTATTTTTCCTTGGCCTCACTGTCTCTTACATACGACGACACCACAGCGAGAATCCTGCTGTCGGCGACCTCGCTGGCTGCGACAGCTGACGTAGCACTGTTCGAGGTCAGTGTTGATCAGATCCACTGGTCGCAGGTGCGTGGCGGCAGCGCGGTACCGATCGTCAGCACCGCAGCGAGCCTTGTTGACTACGAGTTCGCTCCTGGTGTGATCAACTACTACCGGGTGTCCGCGGTCGACACCGGCTTGCCAACCTTCGTAGCGTCGAGCACAGCGGTCAGCGCCAGTGGTACCGCGGTGTCCCCGACTGTGCCGGTGGGCTATGCCGAAGGTGACCTGCTGGTGATCTGGGCGAGCATCCGCAACTCTGGCACTGGCACGGTGGTATGCCCTGCTGGCTGGACTGTCATGATGCAGACCGACAACATCGGATTGTTCGGCAAACGGGCTCTGAGCAGTGAGAGCACCCCGACTGTCAGTGTCACGGGCGGTGTCACCGGAGCGTCTGGCAGCGACGTGATCGCTCAGATGGCGTGCTTTCGCAACTGCGAGCGCACGCCGGCCGCAATCGCCTACCAGCTCAACCCAAGCGCTCAGAACATCACTTATCCGCCGATGGCTGGTGTCGAGACGAACTGGACCGCGGTGCTCTACCTCGGGTGGAAGGCTGACGACTGGACCGGCGTAGCCACTGTCTCGGGCGCTACGGAGATCGGTGAACCGGTGAGCACCGCTGGCCTGGATGCCGGCCTGGTCTGGGATTACCAGCTGTTGACGACACCAGCTGCAGTAGCTGCAGGAGCGTTCGTCGTGACTGGCGGAGCGGCTGCGATCTCTTATGGCGCTGCGGTGGCACTGCGTAACGCCGACTACGTGACCCGTACGAGCGCGCAGATCACTCCGACGATGTCCGCAGTGTGGCTGAAGTTTCCCAGCGCTCCCTATCTCAACCGTTCGGTTATGTTGATAGGCTGGGAGGAGACGGAGCGTACTACGCGACTCGGATTCTTCCCGATCGTCGGCAAGCGCACCGCTATTGCATCAACCGACACACACGCGCCGCGAACAGTCACTATCTCGCTGTTCACACAAGATGATATTGAGGTAGCAGCGGTAGATCTAGTTCTGTCGTTAGGTATCATTCTGTTGCTGCAGACTCCAGTGAATCTAGCACTGAAGAGTATGTATGCAGGAGTCGGGACCTACAATTATGCCAAGCCAGCACACTTGTCTCATCGAAATACGATTACTGTGCCGCTGACTGAGGTCGGTATGCCTGACTTAGCAATCGTAGGCGCTACGGTTACATGGGCGACTTTGATCACTCAGTACACTGATTGGAGTGCTGAGCTTGCGGCGAACGCCACTTGGTCTGCAGTACTCGCATTGCAAGGTACTCCTGCTGACGCGCTGGTAGGAGTGTCGTAACGCTAGTGCGATAGAATATCCCCATGGCTGACCCACTGGAAGAACAGCATTTACTTGATGCACTTGATGATGCGCGGATATCAGTGTGTTCGTATAAGCGTTGGGTGCGTGTGTTTGCTGTGTTTCTGTCGTTTTTCTTAGCTCTTATTGCTTTTGGAGTTTATATAGGTTCAGAAGGATCTTTACATCACGTAGACACAGCAGGTTGGGCTGCAGCATCAATCACAGTTGGGTGCCTTGGTGTTGTTGTCATTATTATTGCTGCTGTGACAATTTTAGATACTATTGTTGGCGAAAATCATCCAGATGTTGAGTTAAGGAAAGCACAGCGTGCACACCGTGATTATATTGTGAGGCAATCTTTGTGATGTACTCCTGGCAACGTGAGAAGTTACGCCAGACACTACCGGCAGGTAACTACGCTGGCTTATGCTGCTCAACGCATGGTCTGCGGTGCGAGCCTCCGAGAACTATGTGCTGTCGGCAGTGCACTGAGTGGCAGCACCCACAACACAAGGATGGCTCAGTTTGCAGCAACCCTGACCCATCATGGTTGAGGCTCTGATGCGGTAGAGTTTGACGTAGTACGGGACTAGCAGGAGCGGTCAACTCCTGCCAGACCCTGACCCACCTGTCCGACCTCACCGGAAGGGGGCTACCCGTGAAGGGTACCCGAACTTGCTCTGTCGATGGCTGCGAGGATGCTCATCATTCGCTTAGTTTTTGTATAAAACACTATGCACGTTTTATTCGTTATGGTGATCCGCTTATTACGCATAATAACAGGTATGATGATGTGCAATACCATGGCGCGCATATTCGAGTTAGAGCGGCTAAGGGAAACATAGCGCAGTATCTTTGTCAGCACTGCGGTTGTCAGGCAGAGAACTGGGCTTATGATGGGAAAGATCCTGAGGAACTAATCGGACCAGCTCGACGCGGTGGTCCGTTGTTAAAATACAGCTTAAAAGTACAGCACTACATGCCTCTCTGCACTAAGTGTCACCGAGTGTATGACAGGAAGCTCCCTAAAGTCTGCTCAGTAAGTGGCTGTGAGAGAAAATACTGTGCTAATGGTTTATGTAGGCCGCACTATAAGCAGCAATGGAGAGCTACTAATCGGAGGTAAGTGAGTGCACTCAGTTAGTTCTCGATTCCTGAGTGCTCTACAAGGGCCACATAAGATCGCCGTTAAGGCCGTATTATGTAATCCGGTGCCGCAGTTTGGGACAGACCCGACTGGTACAGAGGTACCGGTGATCTCAGGTAACGTAACAATCCAGAGCTTGAGCGATATCAAAAGCACCCTAACAATTACGATTCCAGGCCAGTATTGGGATCAAGTACAGCCTTTTGGTCAAGAGATTTACATCTCTCGGGGTATTGAGTTTGCTAATGGTGATAAAGAGCTTGTGCCCTTAGGCTATCACCGAATTGAGCAGGCGAGTCAAGATGATGCACCTTATGGGCCGATTGTGCTTACTTGTTTAGACAGAATAAGTCAGCTCCAGCAAAATCGTTTAGTTTTTCCGCTCCCCCTTAACAATGGTGACTCGCACCGCAACGTCTTTCAACGACTCGTCAATGGAATAGCCATACCGCAGCAAGCCACTTATCCGGGATTGTCACCCGATGGCTATGGGATGTATCTCAATGCTCGGGTGCCCATCTATTGGTCTGGTTATGATCCTGACGCTATTACTATCATTGGTGATCAGATAGTCGAAGATGACTCATACGCTTATTTGGCACAGCTCATCAAGTTTTACTACGCGGGTATTCGGTTCAACAATGCTGGTGAGATGATTGTCTACTCGCTGAAGTTTGACTTCAGCCATCCGGTTGCTACATTACAGGGTGGCACTGGTGGTGCTATCTCCACTGTTAAGCGAGTCGTTAAGCGCACTGACGTGCACAACATAGTAACGGCGTACGGGTCTGATCCGTCCAGCATCACAGATTTCATCGTTACTTTTAATGCCGACTCCAACTCACCGTTGGCGTGGAATAAGACGACATTCCCGCAGTTCGGACCATCACCGACCTATTACAGTTCGCCATTGCTGCAGGTAGACGCTGATGTCGAGTTGGCCGGTGAGGTGTTGCTACGGCGATACATTGCGTTGCCAGAGACGTTCACGATTTCGACCATCTGTAACCCGGCGCTAGAATGCAACGATCCACTCGATGTCAGCGTGCGCCCTGGCTTCCCGTTGCAGCGCTGTATGCTGGACACCATTATGATCCCACTGGTGGCTAACCAGCTCGGTACGATCACAACGCGCATCCCGACTGCTACTGAAGGTCTGTCACTCGGGCTAGGGATTCTGTAGCTGGTTGATGGTCTAAACAGTATCTATTACAGATAGTTTCTTTACCACACATCTGGCACCACGAGTAAGTTTCACGGTAGATAGGTTGTTGTTTGCTTCGCTCCATAGTTCAGATACTACCACAGACTGTACTCTCAGAGCAAGGGAGCTTGCGTGCCGCTGCCACCTGGCATCAACGTCCCGCTCGACACGCTGTTGCTGCCGCTGGCGCCGCGGTCTGCCGGCACCTACACCTCAGCCAGCTTCGTGGAGCTGCCGATTGCTGACATCGAACTGTGGGTGTGCGTCACCGCGGTCACCGGCAGCGCTACGCTAGACGTGTCGATGGAGACCTCACCAGACGGCGTGGTCTGGACTCTAGTGCTGGGCAGTCATATTGCACCGATGTCAGCAGTCGGCAGCACAGTGGCTAACGCACCTCTGCCGGTCACTGAGCTATCTCGGATGACTTCGATAGTGACTGGCACTGGTTCGCTGACTTATCGGGTGCTGGCTGTCGCGGTGGTTATCGACCAGTGACTGTTCCCGATGCGTTCGGCTTAACTCGGCTGTTCATCACTCCCAGCTCAGTACCGCCTGACCCGACGTTGGCCCAGAGTGTTGCTGGCGGGCTGCTGACGCAGTGGGATGCGACGTCGTTGTCCAACACGGTTACAGTAGGTCCGGTCACCTACCGGAATCTGTCGGTGTGCGCGCCGAACGGTCTTACGCTGGGGACGGTGTTGCTGCTCAAAGCTGCTGGTGGCTACATCATTATGGGCAATATCGGCAACTCCAGAAACATTACCTTCATTGACCCTATTCGGTATCGATCGCTGCGCAGTGATGTCAGCACGCCGGCATCGAGTACGGCTATGCAGGACGCTGGCACACTGAACTTCCTGCTTGATGAGAACACTCAGTACGCTGTCGATGGCTGCATATTCTATGCCGCGACGAGCGCGTCCGACATCAAGTTCGCCTGGACCGGACCGCCGAATATGACTTGTAAATGGTCCAACTGGGGTACGCAAGATACCAGCTTCACGCACCTGCTGTTCGACACGATGACTGCATACGGCGATGCGTCCTCGCAGGAGACATTCGGCTGGACTACCTCCGCGGTGCAGCATCCGAAAGCCTGGTTTGCTACATCAGACACAGGTGGGTTACTGCAGTATCGCTTCGGTCAGAACACTTCTAATGCCACTCCCGCAGTACTACAAGCCGGCTCGTGGATGCGGATAGCTGAATTAGGGCCGGCATCGGGTGAGCAGACGTTTGTCAAGGTCTATCCAGCTACTGGCTCCCGCTCCTACAACAGCTCGGGCTCACCGATCAGCACACCTGATGGTGATAACAACCTCTATACCTGGTCGCTGTCGGGACGCAGCAACGGCAACGAAGCACATATGTGGACGTTCGACGCGACCACTATGCGATCTGATCTGGCTGGTGCCACTGTGCTCAGCGCGCAGATGTTCTTGTACTGTTTCGCGGGTAGCAGCATCCCGGCTGACCTCACGTACAAGTGGAGCACAACCGCAACGATCGCCGGTACGTTTCCTAACAACGGCTTCGGTGGCGACGACATCAAGAACCTGTGGCAGGTCAACAGTTGGAACGGTTTTGACATCTCTTCGCAGATGGCGAACATCATCAATAGTAACGCTAATTCAGTGCTGGGTGGCTCGTATAACTTCAGTGACTCAGCTTCCGGCTTCCGTGGTTATGGATTCAGTGCAGCATACCGTCCATATTTGCAATTAACCTACGCTGTCTAACTTTAAGAGGGGCAGATGCCGAATACGTCTAAATTTGCACTGCCCTATCCAGCATTATCAGACGCTCCGAATGGTCCATTAGCAATACAGAATCTTGCTAATGGTGTTGATGCTCTCGGTATCCTTGGTGGCAAGAGGCGTACTGGCATTAGTTCTGCTGTTAACACAATAGAAAGCATCGTGGTTGATACTCAGACTCTTTCACTTGCGGCTAACAGCGTTTTCCTTATTGATTTTTACTGCGCTTTTACTGTCACAATAGCTGCTACCGATATTACTATGCGAGTGAGGCTGACGAGTGTAAGCGGCACAATCGTCGGTGAAGCAGCGGCATTCGGTGTCTATGTTTCTCCGCAACCTAATCATGGGCATGTTTCTTTACTATATAAAACAACTGCTGCAGAATTAGATTATTTCGCTGGCTCTATCGTTCGTATCGCTGGCACGGGTAATGCTAATGCGATTGTACCGACTTCTTTAATCGTCACAAATCTTGGTGGATCCACCATAATTGGAGATTTCTGATGAGTGACATCATCAGACAAGGTACGGACTGCTGGATAATTGCTAGCAACCTGATTGACGTGCGCACCGGCTTGCAGATGAATGTCACCGGCTACAAGGTGACCGGCGTAGCGCGAGCACGATATCAGCGTCGGGTACTCGGTCGCCGAATCTACCACTACCGGATGCTCGATCCTATCGTGGCTACCTGGAACACCACGCCGACCGGTACTGATGGAGTGGCGACAGCTGGCGCTAACGCTATTATGACGTCTCAGCCGATCGATCAGGTGCAGTTGCATATCACGCCGACCCAGACAGAGACCTGGCGATGCCCGCTGGTACTTATACAAGCTGAGCTGATCGACCCTGTAACGGGATATGTCGCTCGGATAGTAGATGAGATCTTCGAGGTATCTTTCGATGCTGATAATGACTAGGGAGCGGCATGCCTGAAGAGCCAGCGATGTTCGAGTCTGAGTTGCAGATAGAAGTTGTTGCGACTGTCACGCATCCTCCTGGTACGACGTTCGATGATAACGGTTTACCGATCCCACCAAAGGATGTTGACTAATGGCAACAGGACTAGCTGCGGCAACAGCAGCATCGATACTCGGTGTCTATAAAGCTACGACGTGGACTGCTATTACTACTGTTTATATGAAGCTTCACACCAATGCTGGAGACCCTGGTGCGGCAGGTACGGCTAACGCTAGTGCTGTTACCACAAGAAACCCGATTACTTGGGGCACGATAGCAACTGGGTCTATGCCGCTATCTTCGATTTCGGGCTACTCCATGACTGCTACTGAAACTATTTCATATGTTAGTTTCTGGGATGCCAGCACAGCAGGTAACTTTCTACAAAGTGCAGCACTCACCACTCCGCAAGCAGTCATCAACGGCTCTACTTTAAACTTCACAACTATTACCCTCAGCTACGCCCCCCTGGCTGCATGATCATTCTGACGTTTCTTCAATACGGATAGTTGTCATTCCGTCGTTTGTGCGTGTGCTTATTACATCTAAGCCCCAATAAGGAATCCATGGCCACGCGAGTGTATTTGTGCAATACATGCCGGGCGACGGTATTATCAATTGTTTTATCAATCTATCCGCAATGATTTTCTCTAGTAGTATTGTTGATTTACTTAAGGTTGCGCGCATTGCTGTACCTGGGATGTCTGTCGGAACACCTTCCTGAAGTGTTGCTATGCCAATAGTTGTCATCATAACTACATGATACAGGGAGGGATTTATGGCACTGACATTAGGCCAAGGTGCTCAGCTTGTCGCTGACGCGTCATTTAATAGCCGTGTCCGATCAGTGATGGTTCGGGTAGCAGTCACTATCGAACTCGAATCTCAAGCCGCGCAGACTTCTACGGTATGGGCTAAACGCAGAGGGTTAGCGAATCTTATCCTTACTAGTCCTGACTCACAATTACCGCGATTCACCGCGCTAGTATCTTCTGATCCGGCATCAGCATTGACTTGGTTCAACCCAATTCTCATCACGTCATCAACCGCAGCCAGCCCTTCGGTAATCACGACACCGACGCATGGTTACACCAGTGGTGATGTGGTCGAAATATTGAATCACCTAGTCAACACCAGCGCTAATGGGACCTGGATAGTGACGGTGTTGAGCACTACGACGTTCTCAATCCCACAGCCTGGTAATGGCGTAGGTGGTGCGACCGGCACGGTACAGAAAATGGAGACTGATACCAACTTATTCAACGTAGTTAATAACTCATGGAACGCTATGGCCGGCATCGCGACGGGAGAGTGATGACTAAGTTCACGCCGTTTCCTGTCCCGATCAAACCGACAGATACGCCGCTCGTGCAACATGCCGGCGCGCATTACCGTTGCTCAGGGTGCGAGTTTGAGCCGGTACCTGACGGTGTTCATATCCATGAAACAGTCAAAGACGGCATGGTGATTGGTCTGCGTATTCAGCGAGGTCACGACGGTCCGGTCATCCATGCGTGTGGGGTGCCTGAGTAATGGCTACGCAGTATGTCATAGCTACCGGATCGGTTACCTTGGTAGCGGCTACCGCTAAAACCTGTATCGAGATTCCGACCGGTTCGACATTGCCATTCTTAGTGATCGGTATGGAGATTATGAGTTCGGCTGCTGCTGCGGGAACATTGACGATCGAATGGGGTACGTACACAGTCACTGGTACTGGCACTACAGCTACTCCGCAGAAAATCGGTGTTGATCAAAGCGTTGCGGCCACCCTAGGAACTGTAAAGATCATTGATACGGTAGAGCCTACCAGTTTTGCAGTTGGAGCATTACCTACTTATGTGATCCCATTGCCAGGCATGTACTCGATTCTCTATCCTTACGGTCGGGAGATGTATCAGCCAGTATCAACATTGCGTGCGTTACGGGCTACGTCAACTCTAGCTAGCCCAGTTCGTATCAACCTATATATCGAGCAGTAATGACAGCGCTCAACAACAATTTCAATGGTGGTCCAGATAGCACTACGATTAGCACATCCAACTCCAATCAGTTTGGCGACAATGCATTTGATGTGGTGAACTTATCTGGCGGAGTCATGTCTTACGCATTATTCCAAACAGCAGATGATGTGGGAACACTGCGTCCGCAGACGCAGTTTCTTCTTGGTCTTGGCGTGTCAAATGCCAGCTCTACAGCAGCTGTGGCATGGTCAACATCTATGGGCTCACAAACAACATTTTGGACCCGGTTTTACATCTTTATCGCGAATGTTAGTGCTAATACGGTTAATCTACCGCTGTTCACTGCGTATAGTAGTAGTACTCGCGAAATATACGCATATATCCGCACTATTTCGACTCCACATGTGATGGTGCTTCAAGACTCAGCTTCAATACTTACGGTCGGTTCAGTAACGCCATCCGCCCAAACGTGGGTTCGCTTTGAGTTGGGTGTTAATACGACAACTGATATTGCTACACTCAATATGTATTCGGGCGCTAATTTAGATGGTGTGACAACAACTGACACCATTACGCAGTCTACAGGTGTTTATAATGCATGCAATAAATTTGCTTACGGATTTGATCTTGTATCAGGTGCGCAGCCCGGATACATGTTATCTGAGGTACAGCTCAATAATACTGGCTACCCAGGACCCGCACCCTGGCGGCAGGGTTTGGGCTCTCCAGCGGGTTGCTTAACCAACCCTATTGCCATTCACAGTGCCGTAGGATAATCGCTGCTGTGAGGGGCTGAGACATGCCAAGCAGTAGCAAAAGTAGAGCAGTACAGCGACGTCCAATAGTTCACCAGCCGTGGGTTTATCCAACAGCTTTATGGGGCGCTGCGCCCGCGCCGTTAGGCGATGTCACAGGAGACACTGCCGCTACTGCTACTGTCATTGCCTCGATTACTGCGAACGCTGACATCAATGCTCCTATCACTGCAGTAACTACTGTTGTCGGTACTCGGGTTGATCTTGTTAGTACTACGTCTTCCATTACTTCAGCAGCAACAGTCGCTGCTAATGTCACTGTTGGTGGTGCTGTTTCTTTTGTTACTAGCTATACCAGTGCTTTTAGCACTACCACGACACCGAAAACAGTCTCGGTCACAGTCTCTACTGGTGACGTCCTGCTCGTTACTCAAGTTTGTGGCGACAACAACCAGGTGTGGTCTACCCCTAGTGGTGGTGGGCTCACTTATACGTCAATGCAGTCGGAAACGACTAACGCCGAGTTGCAGGTTTGGAAAGCTACGGCGGCATCATCACAAACATTCACACTGACAGCAGCAGTGTCAAGCAACCCATTTAGCACTATCTGGGGGTTCACTGCTTTCCGATTCGCTAGTGTTAGTGTGATCGGCACCAGCAATATTGCTACTGGTGGCGGTGCGGCACCTTCGGTTGGTCTGACGACAACAGTAGCTCACTCTGCCATCTTCATGGCTGACGTTGCTTCACCTGACACAGCAACTGCCGCAACATATCTTACTAGTGGTGTCGGGACATTTACTGAAGTTGTTCACTCTGACCAGTCCAGTGGCGGCACTTTCACTATCTGGGCTGGCTATTATCTCGACTCAGGCACGGCTGGTGCGAAAACAGTCGGCATGTCGGCACCAACGCAGACTTACGGTGTTATCGCTGTTGAGCTGCAGCCTGGCGCTGGTGGTCCGAGTGCTGATGTAGCAGCGACTACAACCGCGACAGCAACAGTTACAGCAACAACATCAGTTAATGCTGCAGCTAGTCCAGCAATTACTGCTGCAGCTACAGTCAGTGCTACTTCAGTAGGTCCTGGCGCGCTTAGTTCAACCAGTACCGCTGGTTCAGCAGTTATTGCTACCCGAATTCAGACCGGTGCAGTTAGCTCAGCCAGTACAGCAAGCAGCTCGGTCACTACATCCCGTACTGACACTGCGATAGTCAGCTCAACAACCACAGCTAGTGCTGTTGTTACCGCGGTCTATGCCGTAGCCGTTAGTGCAACCAGCACAGCAGCCGCCAGCATCTCAACAACTGCTGTAGGACCGGCAACCACTAGTTCGACCAGTACAGCTGCAGCGAGCGTTACAGCCAGCCGTACCGACGCAGCAAGCTTGACTGGCGCTAGCACAGCGGCAGCTAGTGTTATCGCTACTCGGGTCGATACCGCGACAGTCACCAGCGTAACGACCGCAGCAAGCACAGCCACTGGCACCCGAACCCAGACTGGTGCGGTTAGCGCAGCGACAACCAGCACGGCACTCGTCAGCACCAGCCTCATTGGTCAGGTCAGCACAGCGACGACTGCTAGCGCCAGTGTCATTGCTATCCGAGCTGACACCGCAACGCTGACCAGCACAACGACTGCAGCAAGCACAGTCACCAGCACTAGAACTCAAACCGGCGCAGTCAGTTTAGCTAGCACAGTTAGCGCCAGCGTTACCGCTACTCGGACCGACACAGCATCGATCACAGCTAGCGCAACTGTTGGTAGCTCTGTCGTTGCTACAGCTGGCGGCGTCGGACAGCTCAGCACAGTCACGACCAGCTCGACCACGATGGTTGCTCATCGCACCGACACAGCGTCGTGCACCATCGTCACAGCGTCGTCCAGCGTCGTTACAGCAACGCGTACCGACCGAACGTCGGTCAGTGCAACGACCAGTGCATCGGTACTTGCATTAGCTAGCCGGACTGACACCGCGGCGCTGACAGCGACCATCACCAGCTCAGCACTGCTCACAGCTCGGCAACTGAAGTTTGCTGATGTCTCAGTGCTCACGCTGGCCAGCGCTGTCCTGGCAGCGACAGTTCACACTCCGCCACCGTGGCCACCACAGGTCGGATCGGTCACGCTGACTTACACCGTCGCGGTGGGCGCGGTAGCACTGACACAACTCAGCCAAGACACTGTACTGGTCAGTAGCTCAGCATCAGGCGATACATCATTGAGTGGCACTGCAGTCGGGGACACCGATATGTCAGGTACGACCCAAGGCGACACGGAGATAATTTAATGGACACCAAAGAGAAGCAGATGATAAGCGACGCGATTTTTGACCTTACGCATGGCTATACACTGTCGGCGCTATCAGTGCTTCGTGCTCTTATTGAAACTGGTGTACCCCGTGTGCTTCTCACCCCGATGCGTCGGGAGGTTGGTGGATGACATCTCACCACGCCGCGCTACTCGCTATGTGTCCCATCACGATCGCCACCGAGTCATCAATCAAGACACCACGTTGGTGGACCAGCACCTGTCTCGATTATACCATCATTACGAATATCTCTCTAGTAAGCCGCGTTTTGTAATGCCATGGGTATCTAACAAGAGGCTGCCGCTTGAAGGCGGCTGGACTGTTGCAACATTATTAGAGCACATCAATACTCGATTCTCGGACATGGAGCTACGTAATCAGCAGCGTTTTGAAGCTCAGATTGACGCCAGTGCTGCACGGAACGCAGATATGGAGCTACGCCAGCAGCAGCGTTTTGAAGCGCAAACACGCGCGATAGAAGCTGCGATCACTGCTCAGCGGGCAGCTATTGATGCTGCGCTAGTATCAGCGGATAGAGCTACATCAAAAGCAGAAGCTGCTAATGATGCACGATTTGCTAGTGTTAATGAGTTTCGACAGACACTCTCTGACCAAGCCAGTTTGTTTATCACACGCAAAGAAACTGAATCGTTAATTCAGCGCAATACAGAACGTATTCAGGAAGTCACCACCAGAATGCAAGCCTTTGTCCCTCGTGACGTGGTGATGGCAGAATATGATCGTATCTCTGTTCAGGTCCAAAGTATCGCTGATCGGCTTACCCGCAGTGAAGGCAAAGGGTCCGGCTATAGCGCTGCGTGGATTATCGCATTAGGACTTATCGCGGCTGTCGGCACTATTGTGTCACTCTACATCGCGTATAAATAGGAGGGCTGCAGTGTTCCGAAAGCTCTACCTAGCATGGAAGAAAGCGCAGACCCCGGTAGTGCTCCCAGTCGCTCTTCTGGCAGTCGGCATCGCAGCATTGATACTCGGTGACGGAGCGTCCAAGGCATTTGCTACTCTTGGCGGGTCAGTAGCTATTCGTGTTATGGGCGGTCTATTGGTTGTCGGTGCTGTGCTCACTTTGTCTAGTATCATTAAAACTTCAGCGTTGCGAGAAATGTCTGGGCTGGTTTTCTTAGCGCTGGGCGCCGCTATCTATGGTGGCGGGGTTGTGCTAGGTCTCCATAATCAAGGGATTGTTTCTGGCATCGGTTACGCGGGAATCACAGTTACTTTACTAGGTAGAATTTTCTTTCTATTGCGTTCCGCTACGAAGCAACCAGTCCCGCTACCGTGACTCTCGATTCACTGACTGCAATAGTCGCCGCACTGTCGGTGCCTGCTGTCGGGTTGCTAACCTACCTGTTCAGTCGGCGTGCGTCGATCCGTCAGCTCAACACCACTTCAGACGCTGCGATCGTCACCTCGGCTTCTACGCTGGTCACCCAGTTGCAGACGCAAGTGCAGATCCTCACTGAGGCGCTAGAAAAGCTGGACACCCGACGCAGCGCTGACCGAACTGACTTCGCCAACCAGCTAGCCAGGTCCAACAGCGAGACCTCACGCTTGGCACTACTGGTTGCTCAGCTCCAGACTGACTTGGTCATCGCCAACGGCCAGATCGAGGAGATGCGCAAGCGAGTCGTAGCACACCCTGACGTGACTGATCCTGAGGTTGGTCGTTAGATAGTCCGGTGACTACCTACCTCCCAGAGCCAGCAGCTCAGTGCGGTGCAGTCGGCGCCCAACGTAGCGTGCGCTACCGCGTGCGGCGCAAGGATCTCGCGTCGCGGATCTACCGCTGCCTGGGGTGCTCACGGTGGAAGCCTCATGTTCTCGCTACCGCGCGGCTGCTGTGGCTGTGCGAGCTGGCGGTCATGCCGGCGATGCCTGGGGTGTCTCTCGGTGTCAAGCAAGTGGTTGAGCACCTTGCACCGGCAGTCCGGGGCGCTGTAGTGACCGTGACTGCGGAGTGCGTCAGTCAACACGGCCGGTACTGGGAGTGGGATGTCGTTGTCCGAGACGAATATGAGGTGCTGGCGCTGTGCACACTCGGATTCGTCGCTGAGATTGATGCTAAAGATTACACTGAACGTCGCATCGCACCGAAACTCGCTGCACGACCTATCAAACTTATTTGGTGGCTGCATATTCTTGACGCACTTGTGATTACTTTGCTGGTAATAACTCCGCTAGAGCTGCTTTACGTAGCACACAGCGAAGCCTCAATGTTGACTATTGAAATCACTCTGATAGTAGGGTGGCTCATTGCATTGACTGGGCTACCATTCGCAATTGTCGACTGTCTCACGATTCGCAACTCTCATAGACTGCCGTCACCGCGGCACACCAAGATCGGTAACCCCAAGAGGAGATCCACATGACTACCCCTGATCTAGCATCAGCCAAGCCTGTCCATGACATCGCCAACGTAGTAGGCGTCGGTGTCGGCCTTGCTACTACCGTGCTTACCGCAGCACTCGGCAGTGGCCTGATACCAACCAAGCTTGTACCCAAGGGTGGTGCGTTGGTCGGCTTGCTGAAGCTACTGCCGGCTGTTGTGTCTGGCGTGATGGTGTTCGTCGCTGCTAAGACTGTTGCGGTGCAAGCTACTCCATTGGTAACTCCGGTGTCTACGATCACGACTATCCTCAAGACACCGGCTAATGCGATTGACTCGCTCAAGAGCCTTATCGGTAACATCCTCTAGCATGTGGCCGTTCACTAAAGCAGCTCCACCGACGCCAGCTCCCGATATAACACCACAGATCGAAAATCTCATAGAGTTACTCATCGAAATGCAAGCCGCACTAGTCTCATGGAAGGCGACAATGTCCGCTGTGGATGACCTGGTGACCGAACTAGAAGACGCCATTACAAAGCTCACCGCTGAACATCAGGCTGACCTCACGGCCAAAGCCGATACAGAAAACAGCGTTGTGCAGCGCCTGAAGCCACTAGCCGACCAGCTGCAGACGCTGGCCAATACGCCAGCGGCGTCAGGTGGAGACGTTGAAGCAGCACCTCCTGCTGCGGGCACTGAAGCGGCTAGCACATCTGAGGCTGATGTCACAGGCACGCAAGCACCAGGAGCACCGGCTGCCTCCTGACTACTATTACTACCTATGCGCGGGGTTGGTGTCTCTCCTGGTGAGGCATCAGCCCCGCGCCTATTTTTCGTTAAGGGAGTTTTAATGATAATACCCGTCAAGTATCGGGCTTTGACTCATGAGTTGCGGTGTGTAGAATGTCGGGTTAGTTGGAAATCATGGCGTCGCCGACTGAGAAATGATAAACGAGGATATAATCCAAGAGAGTTTGGTTAAGTCATGTCACTGCTCGGAGTAGACTTCGCGGGCGGTGTTCCCCGCGCATCAGCGATCAAAGAAGCTGGCTACGGATTTGTCTGCCGTTACCTCTGTGATGGCGGTTCAGGATTGCCCGGTAAGCTGCTGAAGAAACCTGAATACGATGCGCTGGTCGCCGCTGGCGTTGCTGTAGTAGTCAACTGGGAAACGACTGCGGATCGCATGAAGCGAGGTTATGCAGCAGGCGTTGATGACGCTACATCAGCTCAATCAGTGCTAGAAGGCATTGGCTATCCGGCTGATGAACGTCCGATTATGTTTTCAGCGGATTTCGATGCTACTGAATCAGATCAAGTAGCGATCGACAGTTACCTTAAAGGCGCTGCGAGTGTGATCGGTGTCGATCGAGTCGGGATCTATGGTGGATTCTATCCAGTAAAACGCTGTCTCGACAACGGTACAGCTACCTGGGCATGGCAAGCTGGTGCTTGGTCAGGTGGGCAAATAGATCCACGCGCACATATCTACCAGCACATTGTCACTGTAGTGGTTGATGGTATCGCGTGTGATGTCAACGAAGCAATGATGCGCCCTGACTTCGGTCAGCATCCGTATACCCGAGTAGCCCGACAAGAGGATGACAACGTGCAGAACTTTTTTATCAGTGGCAAAGGTCGTAAAGTACTCGGATGCCCTACTGGCTCAGCTTCAATGGATCGGCGTCTCGCATGGTTGTCAGCGATGACGTGTGAAATGGACGGTCCTGGTCAGATCGATGTCTACGCACAGAGTGCGACTGGTGGCGTCAATGCCTGGACCTGGGACGAGAAAGTATTGACACCCGACAAGAACAATTTAGTGCCTCGTGCATGGAAAGACATCAAAGATGGTACTTCGCACTTGGTGATTACTTGGGATCTGACATCATGCCCAGAGGGCGCCACGCTATGTCTCGAAACGAGAGCGACCGTCTGATGGCTCTTACTACTTTTGATAAAACAGTTATAGCGACTGTTTTCTCTGGGCTTACTGCCGCAATAGCAGCACTTCCTATTCAGCCTCAGCCACCTGTGTGGGCTATTGTCGCTACTGCTGCACTCACGCCAATTGCAGTGTTTTTCAAGAGCAATGCTGAGCCAGCACCAGAGCCACCGCAAGAAACCGGCGTGATGACGTCATGGAATCCGAATACGTATTCTAATATCGTAGCCATCGGTGATGCTACCTATACCAACTTACCGACTACTAATTATGCTGGTCTGACTACTGGTGTTGTCAATGTCACTAAAATACCATCGGGCTACATCATCACAGGCATGGCTGAGACTACAGGTGCCCACGGAGCGCTACCAATCATACCGAAGGCTACGCCTGGCGTGCCACTCGACACCGGCCGATCAGATAAGATCTTTACAGGTGGTCAGATCCCAGCACCGCCAGAGCCCAACACAGCTAAGTACCAGCCGCTGGTACCGCCAGTAGCTGCAGACCAACCTAACGAGCCGACGACGTAGCCTGAGAAGATGATCGCACCTGTCGTTCTGTCTGAGCTGGCGCCCTACATCTCGCGTGACGGCTCTGTGGTGGCCCCTGGCTGCTACGGGGTGAGCCACGGCGTCGGCATCGTCGGGGAGCTGGTACGCCACGCCACAGACTCCTGGGCAGGGCACGCATTTGTCATGATAGGCAACGGCCAGATAGTCGAGGGTCACACGCTAGTCGCCCGGACAGTGTCCGCAGACAGTCACCCTGATGCAGTGTGGAACATCCACGAATCACTCAGTGATGACCAGCGACTTGCTATCATCGCTCGTGCTCAAGCGCTCGTTGGCACCCCGTATGACTACGCTTCGTATATCGGCTTTGCGCTAGAACTTCTGAAGCTGCGGACTGAAGACCAGCTTGACAAAGTGTTTCGGCAAGACACCTGGCGGGTGTGTTCAGCGCTAGTCGCCGACTGCTACGCCTACGCCGGCATCTGTGTCGACACTGGCGCTCGGGCGGCCAATCTGATAAGTCCCGATGACCTCTACCGAAGGATCGTGAGCCAGTCGTGACTATCTCAGAGATCTTCACCTCAGCACTGCCGCTGCCTACTGACGTTCACCCGGTGCCACCTAGCGGAGGTCCGTACTACGGAGGGCCTGACTACGGTACACCCAACGGGCCAGGTCCCCAGCCGCCCGCGTCAACCGGCTGGGGATGGTGACAGTAAAGAGCCCTGGCCGGCTCTTAGAGACTGACCAGGGTTCATGGAGCGATCGAACAACCGTGACGAAGCCTATCAGACGATCCCGCCGCAGGTGAACTCGGTACATGGATCCTGTGGAGCGAGGAACGACGCAGCACCGACCGCTAGTGCGCCGGCTACGAACACCACGGCCAGCGCACCCCTAAGCCAGCTCATTGAACGCCTTCTGCACTTCGCTGGGGATGCGGCCGCGGTCACTGACGTTGTAGCCAGCCTTGCGAGCCCACTCTCGGATGGCTGCAGTCTGCTCACGGCTCTGGCGCACCGTAGACGAAGCGTGACTGTTCTTGCTGGCTGAAGCCACCTTGCCGACCTTGCGGGCTGACTCGATGAAGCCACCGATAGCCGCGTGAAACTCTTTGATGTTCGCGTCGTGAAGATCGATGGCGTAGCTCGTGCCGTCCACTGCGAAGGTGAACTCTCGGTCTGCTTCGGTACCGTCGATGTCGTCCACACGCTTGTGTACGAGTGCCATAAGTTGTCCCCTTTGTCGAAGTGATTAGCGCCGACAATAGCATGATCAGTGAGTCACCTCGACTGGCTGGGGGTTGTTCTGCAGGTTCTGCTCTGCAGTCGGAGGCTGAGGAGGACTGACAGGAGCTGGCGCGGGTACTGTTTCCGCAGGTGGTGGAGGTGTCACGATAGGTGGCAGTGGCTTGGTGATGTCACAGACCAGCTCTGCCTTGATAGCTGAATTGTCTGGTGTGGTGATAGGCTCGCCAGTCTGTGCACCGATGATCTGACCAGCACGGATCTGTAGACACAGTCGCACGAGAGCAAGCCGTTCCTGGTCAGCGGTTGGTAGTCCTGATGGCGACGGTTCGTGACAGAGCAGCCCGACTGCCACACTGCCAGCAGGACACTCAGGAGTCGTTGACTGCGAAGGTGCTGGCGCAGCAGGTGGTGGGGGAGCAGGAGCAACTGGTGCTGGCTGTCTATGCACTGGTGGCGCAGGCCTAGCCGGCGTTGGCTGTGGTGCTGGCGACTCGGGAGCGGGTACTGGCACTGGTGCTGCATTGGGATCTGGTAGACAGAACAGCCCGACCAGTGTGCGGCCAGGCGCGCAAGGATCTCCTGGGGCAGCGACCGCAACACCCATCCCCGCACCGACCAGCAGGACAGAACTTATGATCACTATCAAGCCTCTAGGTGTGCGCATGCCATACCTAACGTCGTCGGACGCTAACGGATGCGTACCTTAGCGCGATGTAGTCACTAGATCGTGGCAGGGTTACGCCTGTGCTGCACTGGCTTGCCCTGTACTGGCATCCGATAGCTCTAATGCTGGCGTTTGTCGTTGGCTGGGTGCTAGAGGGATGGCATCACAACAGGAGGCAGGCATGAAGCGAACCTTGACAGCTCTAGCGCTGACCGGCGCCGCGGTGCTGGCTGGCGCGAGTCCCGCACTAGCCTCGACAGTCGCGCCAGCTGGTGAAGTGTCACACGGCTCGTACACCAATGACCGTGACGACTGCCACTGGCAGTACAACTACTGGCAGCATCGCTGGTATGTCCAGTGTGAACCACACTGGCATCAGGGCGATGGCGATCATGATCGTGACGACCGTGGCGGACATCACCGCGACTGGCGCTAGACAGGGTACTCACGAGGGTCAGGCACAGGTGAGCAGTCGATACCGTCTGTCATGCTCTGGCATGTCCACTTGCTCTGCCCAACTGCGATCTCACTACTAGGGCATGAACCCGCCGCTTGATTGAGTCCATCTTCCCAGTATTTCTTAGGGTTGATAATGTATCGATCAGCTTCTTCTTTAGCTGCATGCACAGTCAATGCCATATATGTGCCGAATGGTTGTCCATCAGGACCAAATAAATACCATCCACGTCTAATGTCTTCTCTATTTGTCAGATAATTCAGCTTATAGACCCCTATCGGCGTTAGCTGCTCCCAGCATCCACGGATACGCTCTGAGTTCTTAAACCATCTGCTTCGTCGCATGCGATACCTATCTCATCATTACTTAGTGGACAAGACAACGCTCTCGAATAGCTGCCTGCGTGTAACCAGCGATCCTCAAAAGTTAGCAGGGTTTGGCAACCACGGCAGTATTTTCGAGTTGCAGACGACGAATCGTTATGCACGATAGCAGTCGGAACTACGGAATGATATGGCGGTGTCAAGTCACTATAACTAACTGCCGACCATTGCACGCGGGCTCGAACTATGCCTCTGTGAGCATATAGAGGTGCTCCAACATCAACACAAATGGAGCGCACCAAGTCGCCGATTGTCAGCGGTTGACCGTGATAGTCACGAATCATCATGATATCTTATCAGATGCGTAAGCAATCTGAATTGCCTCGGTGATACGCTCGCGATAGCCATGTTCATGAGAACAATAGTCATCGCTCAACTTTTCATAAGTATTTGCAACAGCTATAGCAAGTCGTTTGACATCGCTAGCTTGCGTAGCGATTACAGGTTGATTGATAGAGTGCCTAACACCTGCTGTTTCAGTAAGCTCACGGATGTCAAGAATCCACCAATGGTCTATCTTATCACGATATACAGCGTAAGACTTAGTGGCGCCCTTAGCATGATAGACACTAGTATGCGTCCGATGGAACTTGAGTGCACTGTTGATAGATCTTTCAGCTTTACTCATAACCTCATGCTATCACAGGCTGCACTGTCACGCAAGCTGCTTTCTTAGAGCAGATGCTCACGAAGGTCAGGAACGGGTGAGCAGTCGGCACCGTCTGGTGTGCTCTGGTAGTCCCACCTGCTGCGTCCAACTGCTATTTCTTCTACTGCTGTGATCAGCGCCAGCACGTCTTCTACTGTTGTCCCGACTCCTACCGAAGCGCGTACCGCGCCAGGCACTTGGGCAACCCGTCCTAGACGTCGATCAGTAGCGATAGCTAGAGCTTCATCATCACTGATGTTGAGAAGATGCATCATCAGCGGGTGCGCACAGAAGCACCCATGTCGGACGCCGATGCCGTACTCAGCAGACAGGATTGCAGCTAACTTCGCATAAGGCACGCTGTCAAGGTTGAACGTAAGGATCCCAACTTGTGGGTAACCAGTCGACCACATCCGATAGAATCGTATGCCTGGTATCACAGCTAGTCCAGTACGCAGTACGTCGATGAGCATAGCTTCTTTTGCAGCGATAATTTGCATGTCGACTGACATCAATGTTCGGCAGGTTTGAGCCAGCGCTACCGCTCCCAGCACATTCGGAGAACCAGCCTCCTGACGGTCTGGCAGCGCAGACCACAGCACATCCTCAACGCGGACGAAGTCGACCGCTCCACCACCAGCTAGGAACGGCTCGCCTTTCTCTAGCCAGTGACAGCGCCCCACTAGCACACCAGCGCCGTAGGGTGCGTAGAGCTTGTGCCCACTGAACGCGACGTAGTCTACATCGCTAACTGTCAAATCGATCAACTGATGTGGTGCTAACTGTGCGGCGTCGAGCAACACTCTGGCACCATACTGATGAGCTAGTTCAGTGATCTTATGATATGGCCAGATTTCGCCAGTGACATTGCTAGCGCCAGTGACCACCACGAGAGCTGGCCAAAGTTGCAGAGCCTGCTCAAGTTGCTCTAACACATGATCAGGGCTGGTCGGAATCGGCAGTGTGATCACATGGCGACGTCGCGGTGGGAGCAGTGCGGCATGGTGTCCTGATGCCCAAGTCACCACAACGGTGTCTTGTGGCAGCATGGAGATCAGTAAGTTAATCGAGTCAGTAGTATTACGAGTGAATAGCACACAGTCATCCGGGCGAGCATTCACGAAGCTACGTACTGTTCTTCGGGCATCTTCGTAAGCTTTAGTTGTAACCTGTGACTTCCAGCCGGTGCCGCGGTGCACTGAGCTGTACCAGGGTAGCAACTTCTCAACAGCTTGATGCACCGACACTAGACAGGGAGTGGACGCGGCATAGTCGAAATTGCGATATCGGCACGTACCGCCAGTTACCAGCGGCACGAGAACATCATCACCGACCAGCGGCAGAGTCGTCATGCGTTCCTAACGTCGAGTAGGACGAAAGGATACGAAACCCCCACCGGAGGAGCAAAATCGGTGGGGGCTCGTCGCTGTCTGGGCAACCGATCGTGGTCAACGGGTGCGGAGACAACATCGACATGGCTACTCTGTGACCTGCACTACCAACTCACAGAGGAGTCATGCCGTGGCAGAGCGTAACAGACTTGTCCTACCGGCCACCTGCCAACTCCATGGCATCGCGGGTTTCACCAACCTCGGCTTCCGCTACACCGCCAATACTTTGATCATCGATCCGCACGCGGTCGGTGCCTGCACCACCAGTCTGTGTGGTGAGAACGTCGAGGCTCTGCTGCACTCCCTGCAGACCTGGCTGGGCTTTGGTGCCGCTCCCCGGCGCGACATCGCTAACGGGTGGGAAGTCAGCGTGCCTCGCCAGGGCAGCGCTACGCCACGCGTTGCGCGATAGTTCCAAGTGCTCGATCAGCCGTTCTAACCACAGCTCCTGCTCTTCGGGAGTGCATGCTGCGTAACCCTTGCTCCACACTGTCACGTCCAACGCGATGCAAGCATTCCAACGATGGTTGAAGTGTGCTGAGGTGCTCTCATCCAGCAGAGCTGAGCTGGGCGGAAGGATGATCATGCTAGAGCCTCCAGGGTCTGGGGAGACGGACAAACCGCACAGATCATATCCTTGTGATGACGGAGAGTGTTACTACTGTCGGCGACCGCGCTATGTGGTGCACGCTCCGGATGCTGATGTTGTATGGTGTGGTTGCGGGTCAGCACGGGTGCCTCAGCCGCTTATCGCGCCTGACTACGCCACTTGGATGTGGGGATCGTGATGCCGTGGCAGTTCAGCAGATGATCACAGAATGCGGTACGCGCGATGGTGTAGTCAGCAACGATAGGCTGATCTTTCGGGATAGACACCGATCGGCGCCACTTACAATCCTTGATAGAACACGCCAGCCACACCTCAGCCATTGATCAATAATACCTCACACCTGGTCATCGTCGTTAGCTACGCATCGTCGCACGCCGGGTCATCCTCGTCACACACCTGATCACAGGTTCACTGTGGTTCGGGATGCTTAGCTGCGCACTGCTGACAACACTGCCACCACGGGCGCTGGCGGTGCTGGTGTTCACAGCTGGGCTGACGATGGCCAGTGGAGCGGTACTTGCTTCAGGGCCGCGACTGCTGCGCTACCGATGGGTACGAGCTAAGATCGGGTTGACAACGCTGGTCGCTGCAGCCGGCGCGGCGTCACTAGCTCACCAGTTCGCTGCTGCAGCGGTGTTGCGAGGCTTCGGGGTACTGACGCTGGCTGGTGTATTGGCGCTGTCTGTACTGCGACCTGGACGGGTGAGAGCGGTGTCTACAGGTCGACACCATCTCAAGCCTGGTGGCCAGACCAGGACAGTGCCAGTGGCTCGCGCGGGGGAGGCTGGCCGCCGTGCTCTTTGAGCCACCAGACGACTGTCTCGTCATAGATCGGTGTCTCCCACAGCAGCTCAGGGAGCTTGCCGGTCAATGGATCTTCAGGAAGTTCTAACATGGCAGCGGAGGGTAGCGTATTGACTACATCACCCGATTCAGCGATCCCAGCGGCCATGCTTTTGCGACCTCGCTAACGGAGGAGTCCGATCCTTCAGACCACCCATCCGATCATGAGCCTTTGCACAAGAACTGTCGTACATTTTGCGGTTACGAAATACGGTGCCTTTCTTACCGCAGCCGCAAGCACAGCTCGTGTGTCCGGCGAGTCGATCCTTAGCTTTCTCAACCGCAGACCTTGATGATCCTTTCGGAGTACCCTCACGCGCACGATATTTTTGTTCTGTTGCTGTTCTCGTCCAGCTATCCCATCCCACAGTCATCCTCCTGATCTACCAGTGACCAGTCAGCGAGCACTCCGTAAGGCTGCCCTAGTAATTCTTTCATCTGCTCGTGGATCTCTTCGTCAGTCATCAGTGCATCCTGCCTTGGAATGTTCCTGAGAAGCTACGACCGCGGCCGCCACCGAACAAACTCAACACCCATACCAACCCAAGCAGTACGACACTACCGATCAGCACGCTGGAGTAGGTCACCACAGCAGTAGCTACTGCTGTCATCACACTGACAACCAGCCAAACCAGGATGCCCACCAGAGCACAAGCAATCGTGATGGCCACTGCAGCCGGCAGATAGCGCAGTCGGGAACGGTACGGAGCTGTCTGCTCTTCAGCTACCCAAGTCGGATAGAGCAGCGTCGGTTCAGGGGCTGACGGAGGCACGAGCACGGCTCGATCAGTGTTGTAGACAGCGGTCGCTGATGCGCTACTGTCACGTAAGCAGGCTAGTGCGATGGCATGGACAGCGGCGCTGTCACCGTACTGCTTGATGACTTCCAATGCGCCATATCGCTGTATCAACTCTAGATCAGTCTCGTTATAAGTGTTCGTCATGTCCGTCAGCTTTCTGTGACATCTGCGTGCAGAACGCAGCCCGCCGTTGGCAAGCTTCCATGTGTTGCGCGGCTTTACTTGCTTCAGCTTCCCAGATCCTCTGCCAGTCGGCCCATGACAGGTCATCATCGGGACCAAGCAGCGAGGTCCACTCAAGAGTCAGATAATCATCGTCCATTACGATTGTCCTGCTCGTCGTGCCCAGTAAAGACCTGATAGATCTATTTTTTCTTTTATCACTGCGTACTCTCACTAATTTTTCTCCTTTCCAAACTCGGTCACCCGACTCAAGATCTTTACCCTATCTACGCTCTACACTCATGCTGTTTACTCCAATCTTTTTGGCTACTATAATATTACTATAATTATTCTAATTTATAGTAGGTTTATTCGCGTTCACCTCGTTTAACGTCACTCGTGGGTTTGTTCGATCGCATAGTGCCTGTCCAGATGTTGGTGTAACGCCAGGGATACTGAACACGTAGTCCAACAGCGATAGCCTCTTCGTCACGCTCACCGGCATAGCTTCCGAATATCGCATCAAGAGGATTCATCACTTATCCCAGTCTCCTCGTACGTGCTGACGTCGCCACTGACGGATAGCTTCAGACCGCTTCCATTCGGAGGTCTGATCTCTGTGTTCACCAGCTAGTTCAGCAACGTTAGGCATGATAGGACGGTTACGCATAGGACGCTCAGGAACTATATTTTCGCTCATCCGAATACTCCAGTCCAGACAGTGAATCCACCTATAACGAGAACCATTAACACAGCGCCGAGTTTGTATGCAGTCTTGCGCAACATCGGCGTAGCTTTGCGTAGCTCGTGCATGTGACGTTGGTGCTCTAGCTGTACATGACAGAACAAATAGCCAAGCACAGCGCCGAATATCGCGGCACCGATTGCTTCAGTCCATCCAATCATGATGTACGCTCTTTATCTAAACCCTGCCGATAATTCTTACATTGACTGCACATGCACCATGAACCTTGTGCTCGATAGGCTTGCATATCGGCTTCAGTAGCTCGCGGAGTCCAACCAAGCAGAGGACCATGTCCTGATTGATCTTGCAAATCTCTACTCATGCTGTCTACCTTTTCCATTCAGCGTCTGGATTCTTACGAGAGATACGAGCGAACATCGTTGAATCTTCATATGCTCGTGCCTTGTTACGTCGCTGTCGCTGCGCTTGTGCTTCCCACTTCGGTACGTGTTTCGGGTTCTTGGTGTTCTCCAAGATGTTGTACGCCGGCCGAATCCTGGCGATCAGAATTGACTCTTTAATTTTCAGGTACCAGTAGAAGCACTCGCCATGCCACAGTCGAATCGCACCGCCAGCAGCGATCATGTCTTTCACTGCCTGGCGCTGTTCTTTCGGCATCCTGGCATCGTGGTCGTAACCAGGAATGAGGTCTGCCCAGTCTTTTGGTTCACAGTGATATTTTCCACCACCATAAGCATGCTGACGAACTCTCTCCTCCCAGTTGTTAGCGCCCCACTTACCGACATAGCCGATGCTGATCTTCGGGCGATGCAGCAGCCAGGTAGTCCGACCCTTCGTGTCTTTCGTACGCAGACCGTAAACTGTGCCATGCACCCGATTCCACTGCTTCATAGCGACCGGCCACATTCACTACATGACAGTGAGAAATCACCGGTCACGATCGAATGCTTCTCGGTGACATCACTACCACTGCAGTCGGGATACTCGATCCAGTGCTCAGTGATAGCTGCCATCTCATCCTTGCTAGGCAGTGGTGAGTCGTTGGACTTCCGGTCAATCCTCACCGTCTGCCCCTAGCTTGTGCTGCACGTGCTGCATCACTTGTGCGCTCCCAGCCCCTAACTTCTTCTGCTCTTTCTCTATACTCTTTAGCGACTCGTTCATCACCTCGATTTTTATACTCTTCGGCACGCATCGCCAAAAACTCAGAATACCTCTGCTTACTCATCGCTTATTCTCCTTAGATGCTTTCGCTCGCTCCCATGACCGGATGTTCCGATCGAACTGTCGAATCTCTGCGCGCTTGGTTTGTGCACTCTTGTGGTTGTTGCGTGTCATCGTTGAAACCTCTTCAATCGTTCTAGAGACTGCTGGTATCGAGTTTCAACGCGTACACTTTCAGCCCAACTAGCGTTACGTGTATCTCGTGTTTGTTGTGCTTTCTCGGGATATCCTAACTGCTCTTCTCTTGCAGCATACTTAGACATCTCATTGAAATAGTGCGTGAACTTTCTCATTGCTTACCTCGTATTTCTTTCAGTTTGCGAATGAAGTTTGGACTCAGTCCTGGACGCGACACGCTATTATCACTTCTTTCTGGACCGATATGTCCTGCTTGACGAAGTAAAGCACGCTCATCGTCACTATGCGTGATAATAATTCTTCCTTGCTGCACATGCTCACGCCTACTCATTTTATTGCTCCGTTCGTCACTAGAATTGAGAACTGCAGACCCAACAGCGATCAACGCCGGCTTCTCTTGGTCCCGAGTGCAAAGCCCAAGAGCCTCGGCACTGTGGGCTTTGTTTATCATGTGCAGCTTTCCTGTCTATGAAGCCCTGATCTGGGCCACCTTCTCTAGGCATGAGCCACGACAATACTGGACGCATAGCTCCTTTACCTATTTGATCACGATAGCTCATTTTGTTACTCCATTCGTCGCTAGCTCAAGTTCACTGGACACAAACTCGATCGTTTCAGGCAGAGCCACCGAAGCAGCCCAGTACTTCTTTGACCACTCGTGGATGCCTTGAGTAATACGCTCCCGCTCCTCATCGGGGCACCAGCCTGCACGGTAATGCCGGATCGACCCGTCCTCAGTCTTCATGTAAGCCTGGCCGGCGAACTCGTCACCAATTGGAATCTTGTGTGCCGGATGCAGAGACGGTTTGAAACCCGCGGCAGTCACCTGCTCATCTGAAGTGACCCGAAACATCGTGATATCGGAAAACAGGTCACGCAGAACTCCGAGGCCACCTTCTTTCTGACTCAGTTGGCTACATCCGATGCAGACGAAACCGATACCCAGTCCTTGAGTCAACAGGAAACGCAAGGCGTCTTCAGCAGCTACGTCCTGTCCATTGATCTTAATCTTCTGCTTCTTTAGCATCCCCATGAACGTAATGATCTCGTCGATCAGAATAACTACCAGAGGCCAACGCGGATTTAGGTCAGGCTTCCACTTGCGTTCACCAGCAGCCTTCATCTCAGCTTGCCGAGCAGCAAGAGCTTTCAGCACATTCTCTACGAACAGCTTGCAGTTCAGAATGTTGTCCTCATACACGAACGCCCGACCCTCAAGGTTGAACAACTCCATACCGCCTTTAGGATCGATGCAGTACAGCAAGAATGGAATATGTTGGTCCACCAGGCCCTTCAGACGCATCCACACTTCAGAAGACTTCCCCGAACGTGAAGCACCGATCAGCAACCAATGCACTAGCTGGTTTACTCGGACTAGCTTGTGTTGAGCATCCCTGCCGGTGTTCACAAACCCAGGAACCTTGGAAGTCGGAAGAGACTTATGGCTCACAGTCTGCTTAAACGGTTCACCGAAAGTCAGGTCAATACTAGTGAAATGACTGTAGTCAGGGTGCTCGTAAGCTCGGACTCCCTTGGCATGAACCGTACTGCAGATGCTGTTGCCGGCTTTGCCCTCAAACGCCTCCAGAGGCATCCCCACTGTGGTGCCGTCGACAGTGATCCGCATGCCAGTCGGAGTCTGACAGATCTTGGTGAGCCAGCGCTGCCTGGTCAGTGGCAGCTGCCAGACGTGCGCGTGGCACAGCCGCGGCCGGTGCAACGCGACACCCTCAGTGCCAGTCGGTCCCTTGCGTGCCTCCTCCAGTCCCGCTGACTTACACAGCTTGGGCCACTTGTGCCGCAGGTAAGCCTTGCGATAGACGAACTTGACATCATCTGCTAGAGTCGGTGCGAGCCTACGGCGAGCACCGCTTGCGACGATAGAGCCCACTATGCCAGCCAAACCAGCCCCCAGCAGCCACCCTGGCAGCGTCAGATAGGCCCAGAGCACCGCCAGTTCCGATGCCATCGGATGTCTCGCGCCGGCATGCAGCAGACGCCACCACCTGTCTAACAGTCGCTCTGTCAC